CACTGGTGCTATAACTGAAGCTGGTATTTTTAATGCTTCTACAAGCGGGACTATGCTTTGCCGCACAGTTTTTGCTGTTGTGAATAAAGCAGCAGCCGACACAATGGTTATCACTTGGACGATTACCCTATCAGCCTAAAGGATGGTATATGGCAGCAATTACAACACGGGCTGGCAAAGGTTCTCCGCTAACAAACGCAGAACTAGATGCTAACTTTACTAACATAAACGATGGCATTACTACTGCTGCTGCCATTACGGGCGGAACAATTAATGGCACAACCATTGGTGCTACGGTACCAACTACAGGTGTGTTTTCTGAAATTGATGTTGACAATCTAGAACTTAATGGCAATGCGATTATTTCTACCAACACTAATGGAAATATTGATTTAACACCTAATGGCACTGGTGCAGTTAATATTACAAAGCTTAATGTCACTGGTGTAGCAACCCTAGCCGCTGGGGCTGTCCTCGGCACACCGGCAAGCGGCACAGTGACCAACCTAACTGGCACTGCATCAATCAACATCAATGGCACAGTGGGTGCAACAACAGCTAACACTGGCGCATTCACTACACTTACTGCCAGCGCAGATTCCACCTTTAGTTCCACTGGTGCATTGACCATCAGCAAGGGAACGACTGGAGAGCGTCCTACACCATCAAGCGCAATGCTTCGCTTCAACACCACCACAACTGAGTTTGAGGGCTACAACGGCACTGCATGGGCTTCTGTGGGTGGTGCGGCACTGGTTAACGATACCTCGACTGCAAGCAACCTTTTCCCGTTATTTGCGACTGCTACAAGCGGCACAGCGGCGACATTAAATACCTCCAACGCCAAGCTGTTGTACAAGCCAAGCACTGGTGAATTTCAAGCGTCAGTTCCTGTTGCGAGTAACGGCATTGTGGTGAACAGCCAAACAGTATCTGCAAGCTATACGATTGCGGCGGGTTTTTCAGCTATGTCGGCAGGCCCCGTAACGGTGGCAAGTGGTCAGGCGGTGACACTCAGTTCAGGCTCACGTTGGGTAATCAGTTGATTTATAAGGAAAAGACATGAGCTTAGTATTACTTGGATCAACAAGCGGAAGCGTTACGCTACAGGAACCAGCGATTGCTGGGAGTACCGTTATTGACCTTCCTGCCACATCAGGCACGATGGCGGTGAGCGGCGGGACAATCACCACTCTGACAACCACAAGCGGCATCAGTGTTCAAGGCCTCACCGTAGGCCGTGGTGCAGGTGCTGTGTCTACCAACACTGCGGTGGGTGCTAGTGCTTTGGCGGCTAATACGAGTGGGGCATTTAACGTTGCGGTGGGTACGGAGACTCTTCCCGCAAACACAAGCGGAGAGCGAAATGTAGCTGTTGGTCGAAGGGCGTTGTATCTCAATACAACAGGCGGATACAACGTTGCTGTCGGCATGAACGCACTAGAGCAAAACACGACTGCATTTTACAGCACTGGGGTCGGCTATTTGGCACTCCAAAACAATACCACGGGTAGCAACAATACCGCTATCGGTATGAATGCCCTAAACGCCAACACCACCGCCTCCGATAACACTGCTGTGGGTTATTTTGCGGGGTATAGCACGACTACTGGTTATGAGAGTGTTAATTTAGGTTCAAGGGCAGGGTACTCACAAACTACTGCACGAGGTAATGTATTCATTGGTAAAGATACTGGATATAGCACAACTGGTGGATTCAACACATTTGTTGGATTTATTTCAGGCAATGCTATAACAACAGGAACTAAGAACACAATCCTTGGCGCTTACTCAGGCAACCAAGGCAGCTTAGACATTCGCACATTAAGCAACCGAATCGTGCTGTCTGATGGGGATGGGAATCCACGGGGTCAGTTTGACAATGGTACTGGGTTTGTTTTGCAAGGTGTTGCAAATGCCGCAAATCCATACATAACTAGTTTTGATTCTTCTCTTTATGCCTATGGAAGGAGTGCATCTAGTTCGGGCGTTTACCTTGCAAATAACGCAACAAGCTGGGCAAGCACTTCTGACGAACGCCGTAAAGACATCATTGAACCAATTACAAACGCCACAGAAAAACTTTTAACACTGCGGACGGTGATTGGAAAATTTAAAGTTGATGAAGATGGAACACGCAGACCATTCTTGATTGCCCAAGACGTGCTGGCTGTTTTCCCAGAGGCTGTAAACCATCAAGAAGACGAAGATGGTGAATTTCTGGGTATGTCTTATACGGACATGATTCCACTGCTTGTGGCCTCAATCAAAGAACTTAAAGCAGACCTTGACGCAACAAAAGCTGAACTTGCCGCATTGAAAGGTACATCATGAACGAACTCACACTTGAACAACAAATCGCACAGCACTACTCTGCCGCAATGGATTCGGTCAACCTGATTAACGCAGGGCAACCTGAAGGCATGGACGATGCTGATTGGGCTGACTGCTTGGCTCGTAACAAAGAGCATCTGCGTATCATGATTGCCAAAGATTACTGGACAACAGAAGATTTAGAGCCATTGCGACAGGCAGCGGAATGATGGAAGTGACTCTCAAACTATCTGTAGAAGAAGTAAACGGCATCCTGCAAACCTTGGGTGCTTTACCCACATCATCTGGGGCATGGCCTTTAGTGGTCAAGATTAAGCAGCAGGCAGAAGAACAGTTGCCTAAGAAAGAAGACACAGACTTGGAGGCTAAGTAATGTCAACCATAGTCGAGGTCAAGGGACAACTTGACACCCACGAGGCAGTCTGCGCTGAACGTTACCTTGGGATAAACGCTAGGCTAAAGAGACTAGAACAGATCCTGCTTGGAACTACTGGTTTCATTGTAATTCTATTACTCAGCTTAGTTCTTAAAGTAGGTTAAGATGAGCAGAAAAGTCTCCGCTGTTGATGCCAGAACTAATTCTACTAAGGTAACTCTATTAACAGTACCTACCAAGAATACTGGTATTTGGACAACAATGTATGTTATTAGCACTGCCGGTACAGAGACCCCTAAAGTGTTTTGGTATGATGCGTCTACTAATATTGAATACTTTGTTGTTGGTGGTAAAAACTTAGGTGCAGGTGATTATATTTTATTAGCAGATAAAGAAGTAGTATTACAGGCTGGTGATGAAATCAGAATACAAAACACAGGAAGCAATTCTGTAACTTACATAGCAACAGTCGAGTTTATCCCTGAAACAGCAGTTCAATTCCAATTCTAAGGAGAATAGTATGCCAATGGTAGACGGAAAAAAATACCCTTACACTAAGAAGGGCAAACAAGAGGCAGCTTCGGCAAAGATCAGCAAGCTTCGCAAAGAAGGTATGCCACAGAAGCAAGCAGTAGCTGTCGGTCTATCGATGACTGGTATGTCTAAGAAAAAGAAAGCTAAGAAAGGCTCTTCTCGTGGTTACTAAGCCCGGTCTCTATGCCAACATCAATGCAAAGCGTAAGCGCATAGCAGAAGGATCTGGAGAGAAGATGCGTAAGGTAGGCTCTAAAGGCGCACCCACTGCTAAGGCATTTAAACAGTCTGCAAAGACAGCAAAGAAGAAATAAATGGTAAAGAAGGTATATCAGAACCCTGAAGGTGGCTTAAACGCTAAAGGCAGGGCATACTTTAAGAACAAGGAAGGCGCTAACCTGAAGCCTCCTGTGTCCTCTAAAGAGGCTGCAAAGTCTCCTAAGAAGGCTGCGCGTAGGAAGTCATTCTGTGCTCGTATGAGTGGTGTACCGGGACCTATGAAAGATGAAAAAGGCAGACCAACAAGGAAAGCATTGGCACTTAGAAAATGGGATTGTTAAATGGCAAATAAAACTTATCTAGAGTTGGTTAATGATGTACTTGTTAGACTTCGTGAGAACGAAGTTACTTCTGTCAATGATAACTCATATTCAAAATTAATTAGCAAATTTGTTAATGATGCTAAAAGGCAAGTAGAAGACGCATATAATTGGAACGCCCTATCTGAAACTTTAACTGTTTCTACAACTGCTACTTTATTTAATTATGTAATGACCAATGCTGGAATTAGATTTAGAGTTTTTGATGTTTTAAATGATTCTAGTAATTGGTTTTTAGAAAACGCTTCTACTAGTGAGATGAATAATTGGTTTTTAAATCAAACTCCTGAAGTTGGTTCTCCTCGTTATTTTAACTTTAACGGTGTAGATTCAAATGGAGATACTCAAGTAGATTTATATCCTGTTCCTAATGCTAACTATATTATTAACTTTAATATTATTAAACCACAGGCACAACTAGTTCTTAACTCAGACCAGATTAAGGTTCCTGATGAGCCTGTTATCTTCTTAGCTTACGCTAAGGCACTTGCAGAACGTGGTGAAGATGGTGGACTAAGTAGTTCTGAAGCTTATGCTTTATATCAAACATCATTAGCAGATCATGTAGCAAACGAAGGTAATCATTATCCAGATGAATTTACTTGGGATGCTGTCTAATGGCATCTCCATCGCAAACAACTAGCATCGCAGCTCCGGGGTTCTTTGGACTAAACATACAAGAATCTTCAGTATCTCTGTCTTCTGGTTTTGCGCTAAAGGCTACTAACTGTGTAATTGATAAGTATGGTCGTGTAGGGGCTAGGCGTGGATGGACACCTGTTAATACGGCAGTCAATACAGACTTAGGCTCTGGTAATGCTGTAGAGTTTATCTTTGAAATGATTGCTGCTGGCGGTAATAAAACCATTAGTGCTGGTAATAACAAGTTGTTTACTGGCACAACAACGATGACTACTGCTACGGTTCGCAACGCTGCTAACAATGCTAACGTATCTGTAACTATTACTGCCAACAACTGGCAAGGAGCATCGTTACCTTATGGTGATGGTTCAGCAGCAGAACCTCATACGTATCTCGTACAGTCAGGACACCCTGTGCTGGTGTACCATGAGTTACCTGTGGCTGGCGGCGCTAACCCCCATTCACATGATAGCGGCTCTTTTGGTTTCCAGCAATTGGGTGATGTTGGAACACTTCCGACAGGCTACTCCACATCAGACTTTAAGCCAAACTGTGTCTTAGCTGCTTATGGGCGTATATGGACTGCGGATATTGCTGGAGATACGCAGACAGTTTACTTTACTCGTTTGCTGGATGGATCAGACTTCCAAGGTGGAGACTCTGGTTCTCTGTCCTTAAACGCTGTCTTTCCTAACACAGATAAGATAGTTGCTATTGCAGCGCACAATGGATTCCTAATTATCTTTGGTCGTAATAACATTGCTGTGTATTCTAACCCAATAGATGTGACTACGCTGTCCTTAGTAGACTATATTCCTAATGTAGGTTGTATTGCTAGAGACTCTGTTCAAAACACTGGCACAGATATTATCTTTTTGTCCGACTCTGGGGTTAGAAGTCTTCAAAGGATTATTCAAGAAAAGTCTTTGCCTATGCGAGACATTTCTAAAAATGTTCGAGATGACTTGATAACAAGCGTAAACTCTGAGGCAGCGGAGAATATTAAGTCTATCTACTATGATAGGGAGGCTTTTTATCTTCTTAGCTTACCTGTTACCAAAGTGGTTTACTGCTTTGACATGAGGACTTCTCTTCAAGACGGATCTGCAAGAACTACCATTTGGAGTTCTATAGAGCCTAAATGTTTTATTGTGACTAACAATAAAGAGCTATACCTTGGCAAACCCGGCTATATAGGCAAGTACTTTGGACACTCGGATAACGGGACTCAGTATCGTCTTATTTATTATACAAACTACTTTGACTTTGATAGCCCCACCATAGAAAAGATTATGAAGCAAATTGGGTTTGTAGTAATCGGGGGTATTAACCAAGATGTATCTATTAAATGGGGTTTTGATTATACAGAAAATTACTTTTCTTCTACGAAAACGCTTGACACTGGCTCAATTTACGAGTATAATATAGGAGAATATAACATTGCTGAGTTTTCAAACGGCATTGTTTTGGATAAGTTTAAGATACAAGCTGGCGGAAAAGGATCTGTTATGCAGATTGGGCTAGAAGCCGAAATTAATGGCAACCCTCTGTCTATTCAAAGGATTGACATCTATATTAAACAAGGAAAACAAGCATGAGTAACTATGTAAAAGCTACTAACTTTGCTATCAAAGATGGTTTAGCTTCTGGAAATCCATCTAAGATTATTAAAGGCACTGAAATTGATTCAGAATTTACTGCCATTGCCTCAGCAGTCTCTTCTAAGGCAGACAGTAATAGTCCAACCTTTACTGGTACACCAGTAGCACCGACAGCCTCGGCAGGAACTAATACCACACAGGTTGCGACTACAGCTTTTGTAACTACGGCTGTTTCTTCAACCACTGCTATAACCTCTGCTATAACGGCTGAGAGAACAGCTTCTGCTACTTTAACAAATAAAACTATCAGCGTTGACGATAATGTTGTATCTGGGATTGCTGCTGCTTCTTTTGTCTTATCTAATTCTAGTGGTGTTATTGATGGATCGGCAGGACAGAAAGCAATTCCTAGTGGTGCTGTAGTTGGTACCAGCGACTCACAGACACTTACTAACAAGACTATCAATGCTTCGCAGTTAGTTAATGCTTCTATCTCTGCTGCTAAGTTAGACGGTGCTCAATCAGGTTCTGCTCCTATCTATGCGGCTAGGGCTTGGGTAAACTTTAATGGTACGGGTTCCGTAGCAATTCGTGCAAGCGGGAACGTATCAAGCCTCTCTGATAACGGAACTGGTGATTACACAGTTAACTTTACAACTGCATTACCTACTGCAGATTATGTTAGTGCAGGCATGAGCGCCTATATTACAAATCTAGCTGGCAACGCTGCTATTTTATACGAAGGCGATGCTTCTGGAAATGCTGTTACTAAAACCACAACACAAGCAAGAGTTGTATTTGGTAATACATTTAGCGGCGGAAAAACAGATGCACCGTTGTGTTTGCTTATGTTTTTAGCTTAATCAATTTATTCAGGAGTTTTTATGAATCAACGAATAATTTACCCAACAGATAACGGCGGTGTAGCCGTAATTATTCCTACTGACTGTGGTCTGACTATTGAGCAGATTGCAGCCAAGGATGTTCCTGCTGGTAAGACATATAAGATTGTTGATGTATCTAGTATTCCATCAGACCGTACATTTAGAGATGCTTGGGAGTGGGTAGAATGATAACTGTTAATTTAGAAAAAGCAAAAGGTATTGCTCACGACAAACGCAGGACTGCTCGTTCTGCTGAGTTTGCTCCTCTGGACATCAAGGTAACGATACCATCAGAGGCTGCAACTGCTGAGGCAGAGCGTCAAGTCATTCGTGATAAGTATGCACAGATGCAGCAAAAGATCAATGCAGCCTCATCTGTAGAAGATTTAAAGAAACTGTTGCCGTAACTATAAAGTTAACAAAGAGCTAATAAAGACTTGATGTATAAGTTTCCAGTAGTAAATAGACAAGAATATATAATGTACTTGGAGTTGTTTAGTAACTTATACTGGCTTCATACGGATGTGCTTAAGTGGTCAGCAGAAACAAAGAAACATTATATTAAAGATTTAAACCAGCTTCAATCACTACTCAATGCTCCTTTATATGCAATGATAGACAATGATAAGCTTAGTAAGTTTAGTAAAACGATAGGATTTGAATACTTAAAAAATTTGATAGGAAACGATGGAAATGTTTATCAGATTAATGTTAGGAGTTTATAATGGGTAAGTATATTGGTAAGGTTACTGACGCAGTCGGCTTAACTGACATCAAAGGTACACAGCAACGAGGCGAACAAGCTGCTGCTGCTCAAAGAGAAGCTGCTCGTTTAGGCGCTCAAGTATCTTCCTTCCGTCCTGTTGGAATGACATCACGGTTTGGTACTGGTGCGTTTGATATAACAGATGTTGGAGGAGTTCCTCGTGTTACTGGGGCTAGCTACACAGTATCTCCTGAGTTACAGGCGATTCAAGATCAGATAATGGGCTTGACAGGAGGCGCTGTTACCACTGCTCAAGAAGCTCAGATGGCAGCGCAGCCTTTAGGAATGGCTGCTCAACGTCTGTTTAATCTTGGTGGTCAATATCTCTCTGAGTCTCCAGCAGCCGCTCGCCAAAGAGCTTTTGATATGCTTCAAGATGTGCGTAGACCTGAACAGATGAGAGAAGAAGAAAGACTAGCCTCTTCTGTCTTTGGTCGTGGTCGTGCTGGTTTAAATGTCGGAAGCATGGGACAACCTGAGTTGTTTGCTTTAGGTCGTGCTCGTGAAGAACAACGTGCTAGGGATGTCTTAGCTGCAGAACAAGCTGCACAGCAACAGATTCAGTTTGGTTCTGGTTTATTTGGAACAGGCGCTCAAACACTAGGACAACAGTTTGCTATTCCTACACAGGCTTTAGG